AGAAGGTCTGTTATGTATAAAACCCATAACAAGCGTATCAATAACTATGCGCTAAAGTCACCAGAAAACATGGCCAATGTCGTGCTTATGGTGTCTCAATCTATCCAGCAAGTATGGGCTGGTGTAGGTAAACAGTTAGCAGATATTGAGGCCAATGGTCTGGATTCTGCCTTCTTACGCAACAAGACTAAGCGTAAACTATATATCGAATTGCATGAGCGCAAGCGTGAATTGTGGCTTGCCCTACATGAATACAAAAAAGGTCGAATTGACCTGCCCGAATTGCTTTGCACGTTTCAATCGTTGCACGGCTTGGGCTTTGTCAAAGCTGGCTTTGTTATTCAGCTATGCGTGGGTGACGTTGGTTGTCTAGATATTCACAATCTGCGTATGTATGGCGTCAAAGCAACCGATTTTCTAGTCGGGGCTTCTGCCACCGATGCGACCAGACGCCGCAAGGCCGAATTGTATATCGCCACGTGCGAGAAACTTGGCGGGTCTGAATCCCTATGGGATACGTGGTGTGCCGCATTGTCTGACAATGAGCGTTGCGGCCACCTATATACCAGCAAACACCATGTATCACGCCTACATTGTGACTTCATAGGGGCGTAGTATGTATGCAATAATCGTGTGCGAGCCGCAAGATGGCGGTGAAACTGAGTCTTTTGTCTGTGAAGACGAATTAGAATTGGAATATTTCCAAGAAGATAATGACTGGTTGGTTATCAGCATAACGTATTTGGGGGCGTAGTATGGCTCAAAATATCATAGGCTTCGGCCTAGTATCAATCGGCATAGTGTCGGCTATCCTTGCGATAGTGTCGGCAATCCATATGCCAAGCAATCCGCCAATGCTTGATGTGTTGGTCGGTGTAAAGCTCGCAGGGCTGGCCATGTGTGCCTGTCTTGTCGGGTTAATCTTAACGCAAAACTAGTGAGGTATTATGCGTAAATTATATGTAAAAAGTCTAAACGATGGCACACAAGGTTTTCGCTTTCGTGTGTTCGGTCTTAAAGGTCTGACTCGCAAGCGTCAAAGCATCAAGCGTTGGGGCGTGTCGCACGGGTCATCCATGACTGCCTATCACATGGGCAAGCGTAGCCTATATGTGGAAGGCGGTATGCGTCAGCGTCAGCTTGGCGAAACCTTCGCAGGGTAATCCTGTAACACCTGGGCAGGTGTTCAAAAACTGCCTACTTTTTAATCAAGTGCCTAATTTTTAGGCAGAAATGAGGTATAACATGACGAACCATAATGTAATTACACTCAAACTGAGTGATGTATATTCCCTATCACTTGTCCAAGGCAAAGCCGTGACTAACTATGCCGACAGCTACGCTGAATTGGCACTCATCCGAACCGATGGTGTGAATGATGTCTTTGTGCCTTGCAATGCTTGGTGTCCTGAGTGGGCAGGTGAGGACTATTTGGAAGATGTTCTTCATGGATGTAATGCACATGATGTGAACGATTTGCTAGACATGGCAAAAGAATATGTATACCAACAGGAACGAGGTTAGACATGAGCTACGATAGCAGGTATGAGCCAACATACGATGAAGAATTGGCAAAGGAAGAAGAATCTATCAAGGTTTTCAATGCCTTGGTAGTCCTTACAGACTATGATGGCTTTGCCCAAAAGGGCATGGAAGTATACTACGGCGATGACTATGAACACATGGTCACTGACCTAATGTATGACGAGATAAGCGATGCGACACACCTACCAGTGTGGGCAGTGCGTGACTATGCCCTTGATGCTTGTGAACTTATGCACATGCACGGCAAGTGGCACAGCAGAATCAATGGCATGTGGAAGGAATGGGATTATGCTTAAATTTGAAGTAGTAGATGGTGTTGTTCGTGGCTATGCCACGGCAGTGGTTGAGTTGTCTTTTGAGATGCCTGTGTATGAATTGCGTGAGTCTTACGAAGGCGAAGCGGAAACGGCAGAAGAATTTCTGGACTTGATTCGTGATGATATTCACAATGACATGGAAAGACACATTGAGAATTCGCTTGACAACCTTGGATATAGATGCGATGATGGCGTGAACTTGGACAGTAGCCAAACACCTGACATAAACCAGATGGAATTACACCTAGAAGTAGAGGAAGTAGAAGATGACGAAGTTTAAGATTGTTGATGGCGTGGCATCAGGATATGGACACGCTGGCGTTGAGTTTCTTTTCGAGATTGCATTAACAGATATGCAAATACCTAAAAGCAAAAACGAATATGTAGATGTAAGCGAATACATGGAAGAAGCCCTCGACCAAGCCATCAGAAAAGCCAAGAGGTATCTCTCCGACAGCTTAAAGGAATTTGGATATTATGGAAAAGACGAGGTGTCTATTGTAGAAACTAATTCAATAGACATCGGGGAAATTAACCTAAGTGAAATTGAAATAGAGGAAGTGTAAGATGAGTAAAGGCTGGAAACGCTTTGACCCTATGGAGTGTCTGACTGTAGGTGAAAGAGATGCTATCGCTGAGATTATCTATGATAACTTGATTGAAGCGGGGCATTCCCCATCAGACATAAATTGGGACATAACAGTGGAGTTTTACGATGACCCAGAAGACGAATAAACAAATGGTCATGGTGTCTTGCGAGACACTCACCGACCTACACCTTGCCGCATACAGTGGCATTGAACACGAGAAATATCCTAGTGTTTCCAATGACATAATTAAAGCACAGGAAGAAGCACGACAGGCTTTGTTTGCCTGTGGCTGGTGGCAACAAGGAGATGAGGAATAATGTATAACATATATGTGTCAGATTCGAGAGGTGAACACACCTATTACTTTGAGACATGGCGTGAGGTCGATGCTTTCGAGACTGCGCTCAACGAACTATGCACAGACGTTGCATGGGAAACCGAATGGGTAGAATTGGAGAAAACAAATGCCTAATCATTGCATGAATAACTTGACTATCAAATCAGACAACGCAGGATTTCTGCAAGACCTGATGAACGAGATGAAGATGGCCGAACATAACGAGGTCAGCTTCTTGTCTAAGCTAGTGTCATTCACGTCTGAGACAAACCACGAGTGGGACTATGACTGGTGTGTCAGAATGTGGGATACTAAGTGGGACATCTTTGATGTTGTCCACGCCTCGCTTGAAGGTGACACACTACACCTATGCTTCTCGACAGCATGGTCGCCGCCTATCGCCGCCCTTGTGCGTGGTGCTGTGACACATGACTACGAGTTCGAGCTACATTACTGCGAAGATGGTGTGGGCTTTGTCGGCTATGCCGAAGGCGACCCAGAAGCACACAGCGACATGTCGTTTGAGACATTCACAGAGACACACCCAGAGGACTACATTCCCGAAGATGTTCTTGATGAGTGGCCGCACCTTGTGTCTGACTGGGAGCAGTGGCAACAAGACAATGACCAAGAGGAGTTGGCAAATGCCTGAATACATGGAAGAAAAGCTACGGGACTGGCTAAGTGCTTGCCCGTATGCTGAATACACAGACGTGAACTACGTTGAGGAAGACAGCAGGGTTTACATTCTAAACGTAAGCCTTGCCATAGTAAAGGAATCAGAAGATGCCTGATGGATTTAGCGCAGACCTTATGACACTACTTACCAAGTATTGTGGCGACCAATGGGACTTTAATTGGGACGACTACGAGGATGGTAAGAAATACTTACGACTAACAATGAAATTCAAACAACGATACACGGAGGATTACGAATGATGCGAGCCATATTGATTGACCCGTTCACCCAAACGATTGAAGAAGTGGAATACTCAGGCGACTACAAGGACATCTATGCACTGATTCAGTGTGAGTTGTTCAGCACAGTGTATTGTCTTGAGGACACCTTGTTTGTCGATGACGAAGGACTATATGTAAAAGACCAGAGATACTTCAAGGTCGCTGGCTACCCGCAACCACTGGCAGGTCGTGGCCTACTGTTAGGCACGAATGAAGAAGGTGATAGCGTTGATGCAAAAGCAAAGCTGTCAGTCATTGAGAAGGTTATCGAGTGGTGTCCCGAAGGCATGTCTGTTGAACCACAGTTCGGCGTCATGGGTCTTGGAGATGACGACAACGAGTTGACAGACAAAGAGATTGTTGATATACTCTTGGGAGTTGAAAGGACGCTACACTAATGTTTGAAGCACCATTTACAATATCATACGTTGAGATGTTCATTGCGTTGGGCGTCTGGCTCAACACCACAATCAACGTATACAATTTTATGAAGGCGAAGAATGACAGAGACTAAGGACAGTGAGTTCGAGAAGATGAAACGCTTCTTGTATAGCGGTCAGCTATCACACAACCAACTGGTTGACTTCCTTGAGAAGCGACCACAACTTAAACAACAACTTAAAGAACACATCTTTAAGACTTACCGTGGAAGGAAATAACATGGCACGATACGAGTTGACATTCGTAATTGACACAGACCTAGAAAATGTAGGCGCACAACCTTGGTGGCCTATCATTGGCGAAGAACCCATGCCTGTTGAATGGCTTGAGTATATTATGGTGAGTAACCTAGAACCAGAGGAGTTTGTCTTGGACATTCAGTTCGAGGAGAACACAATCAACTTGATTGACCTGACAGGTGAGGCCAAAAAGATTGTTATGGAAGAAACCAAACCAAACCACCTATCATTAGTAGTAGACAACGAGGAAAATAATGACTAACAAACACACAAAAATGTTTAAGCCTTGGTATGAAGATAACATCCTAAGTCCTTGGAAAACAACGAGAGTTTCTGATAAGCGTTACGTATCTGAGAAGGTGCGGCACGTCAGGGCGAATGACTATGACCGCCTTGGTAAGGAATGGGAACGTGAGTTCATCTGGAACGAGGGGTATTGATTATGGATTTATTTGTAACGCCAATCATGTGTCTCGCACTTACAGTGTATCACGAGGCACGTAACCAAAGCACAGTCGGACAGCTTGCGGTAGCGCAGGTCGTGATGAATCGTGTGTCCGATGACCGCTTCCCCGATGACGTGTGCGCTGTCGTCAAGCAAGGCATCCACTGGCAGAGCAAGCCTGCACGAAACATGTGCCAGTTCAGCTTCTACTGCGATGGTATGTCTGACGAGCCACGCAACCTTACGGCATTCCAATATGCCTACGAGATTGCAGACGCTACGCTTGATGGATACCAAGATGGACTTCTTGAAGGCTCGACACACTATCACGCTGACTATGTTCATCCCGATTGGGCGAACCATCACACACGAATAGTGCAGATTGACAACCATATTTTTTACAGGTGGGATTGATGGACAGTAAATTAATTTTTATTATTTTATTTCTTTTGGGATATATATATATATTTAGTGGAGCATAAAGATGACTACAAACCTATGGGAAAAAAGTAAACGCTCTCTTTTTCGAGAGTTGTATCACCAGTATCTTGACGAGGGATACAATCAGAAAGAAGCAAAGAAGATGGCACGTGACGATGCCAACGAAGCATACGAAGAGGACATTGACTTTGCAATGAGTATATCTGAGCAGGAGTTTGAGGATTGAGCAAGTCTCTACGCAAACTAAAGAAAGAAAAAGACTTTCATGGCAGGCTATTCCATGACCAGGGCGAAGCCGCCCGATGGCTTGAGCGTATGCAGTTGAAGCATGGGTTCACCAGCCACGAGTATGGTAGCCAGCCGTGGAAGGCAGAAGACAATACATACTTAACGCTGGCATACTTACACAGGAGTAAGACAGATGGATGACAAACAGTTGAAGCGACACCGTGACTTAGTTCGCCGCCTGAAGCAAGAGCAAAGGCAAACAGCAGAGTGGCATGAAAAAAAACGCTTGACACTATCGAGGGGATGGAGTAGGTTTCATCCCATGGAGTTGACACGAAAGGAAAACGATGATGAGTAAAACAAAGAAGCAAAAACTAAAGGCAATTCGCCGCCGTGCCATTGCCAATCAGAACAACAGCGCAACCAAGAAGTCTATGTCAGACGCAATGAAAGAGGTTCAGAATGTTTAAGATGATGTATAAAACGGCTGGGTGTGGCCCCGCCTTTATGGAAAACGTGAAGGACAGGGAGGAGTTTCTACGCTTTCGTGCCTTGCTTGCGGAGAGCATGGGGTTCACCACAGAGAAAACTAACAACAAGCTTTTTATCTACGATAAAGGCAAAGAGTTCGGGGTATACTATGCAGAGTATCCAAATGGAAAATAATTCTAAAGTTATAAGCAGAGGTGAGTGTGGTTCTTGCGGCTCATCTGATGGCAATGTTCATTACGATGATGGTCATGCCTACTGCTTTGTTTGCGAGAAGTATACTGGTTCACCCAACGAAGAAGGATATACACCAATGCAACACAACGTATCTACAATACCTACACCACAGAACATGCAGGTAGCACGGCTGTCACAGGGACAGTTCGCACCCATCGCTGACCGTAGCATCAGCCTCGAAGCGGCTCGTGCATTCGGTGTCACACAGACAGACGGCAAGCACATCTACCCATACTACGACATCAAAGGCACACACGTTGCCAACAAGATTCGCACAGTAGCTACCAAGGAGTTTCATGCCGAAGGCTCTATGTCTCAAGGCACACTGTTCGGACAGCAGTTGTTCGGTCAGGCTGGCAAGTTCATCACGGTATGTGAGGGCGAGCTTGACGCACTGTCTGCCTATCAGATGATGGGTTGCAAGTGGCCTGTCGTGTCTGTTCGTAACGGCGCACAGTCAGCAGTCAAGGACTGTAAGGCACAGCTTGAGTGGCTTGCCAAGTTCGACAACATCGTGCTATGCTTTGACAATGACGAGCATGGTCAGGCGGCATCGTCTGCTGTGGCTCAGTTGTTCGAGCCTAACAAGTGCAAGGTGATGAAGCTGCGTGGCAAGGATGCTAACGAGTATCTCAAGCACGGCAGAGCAGAGGACTTTATCAAGTTGTTCTGGGAAGCACAGCCATACACACCAGCAGGTATCGTAAACCTCAAGGACTTCGATGGTCTATATGATACGGACGACAAGGTGTCTGTGCCTTACCCATATGAAGGATTGAACGAGATGCTGTATGGTATGCGAACAGGTGAGTTGATTACATTCACAGCAGGCACTGGTGCTGGTAAGTCTAGCATCATGCGAGAGCTTGAGCATCACCTACTCAACAACACCGAACACAACATCGGCATCATCAGCCTTGAAGAAAGTGTCAAGCAAACCATCTTCCACCTCATGTCTGTAGAAGCAAGCAAGCGTCTATACATTGAGGAGGTTCGTGATACGATTGCACCAGAGCAACTCAAGGCATACGAGGAAGCCACAGTAGGCACTGGTCGTGTCTTTGCATTCGACCACTTCGGTTCCATTGGGACTGACGAAATCTTATCCAAGATTCGCTACATGATTAAAGCTTTGGACTGCAAGTATATTATCCTTGACCACTTGTCCATCCTTGTGTCTGGTCTTGAGGGTGACGATGAACGCCGCAACATCGACAAGATGATGACCAAGCTACGTTCACTCGTTGAGGAAACACAGTGCTGTGTCCTGCTTGTGTCTCACCTTCGCCGTGCATCTGGTGACAAGGGACAGGAGCAAGGCACACAGATTAGCCTGTCTATGCTACGTGGCTCACACAGTATCGCACAGATTAGTGACGCTGTGATTGCAATGGAGCGTGACCAGCAGGCAACCGACCCTATCGTAGCCAACACCACTACGGTGCGTGTCCTCAAGAACCGCTATGCTGGTGAGACTGGTGTAGGTGCATACCTCTTGTATGACCGTGACACTGGACGCATGACAGAGATTAACGACCCCAATGCAGAGGACTTCGACACAGTAGAGGCAGGAGATTATTTATAATGCCTTGCAAAAGAACTGAGTGGAGGCACAAGTTTAGAGAGCGTGACCCAGAAGCTTACTATGCTTGGAAAGAAAACGACAACTTAAAATATAAATACGGGATAACAATCGAGGGGCGTGACGCCTTGTTCCAAAAACAAGGGGGCTTGTGTGGTTGTTGTGGTAAAGAAATAAACACAGAAAGACACGCCAAAGAAAACAAGGCTTGTGTAGACCACTGCCATGACACGAAACAAATAAGAGGGTTGCTTTGTCATTCATGTAATATGGGAATAGGAAAGCTTGGCGATAACCTTGAAGGGCTAATGAAAGCAGTAAGGTATTTGGAGGATAGTGTAGTGGATGATATGTTACTGTCAACAAAGGAGGTTTTAATATGAACCAGCTTAAACCAATCGTAGGAAGCGTAAACATTCCCTTCTCAGCGGAGAGGTATGAACGCTCAGACAACAAGGCAAAGGCGTGGGTGGTTGACTACCTGTCTACACAGGGACACACAATCATTGACACCGAAGAAGATTTTTCTGTTGACATCAAGAGCGAGTTAGATTATACTAAGTTCTTCAACGAGGCAGAGATAAAGTATGGATGGAAAGGAGATTGGAATCCTAGTTGGAAAGAGATTCGTATCCCCTATCGTAAACATAAACTAGTAAATGCAGTTGGAGATGCTGGTGTCTTACACTTCTACATCATACGGCCTGACATGAAAGCGGCGTGGCGTATCAGTGGGGACACAGTATCCAAGTCAGAAGTTAAAGAGGCACGTGGTGGCCGCATCCTACAGGGTGAGCAGTTCTTCCATGTGCCTTATCAACAAGCGGAGTTAATTGAAGTATGAAAAGATTAGTAGTAGACATTGAAACAGATAGCTTAGATGCTACTACTATTTATTGTATTGTAGCAAAGGATTTAGATGAAGAACGTATATACACATATCACACTGAGAATGTCCACCATGCTAAACCACTCCTTGAGTCTGCCGATATTCTGGTCTTTCATAACGGTGTGTCTTTTGATGCTCCAGTAATCAAGCGATTGCTTGGAGTAAACATACCGCTAAGTAAGATACGAGACACACTTATCATGTCTCAGATGGCAGACCCAATGCGAGATGGTGGGCATTCACTTGACGCATGGGGCAAGACGTTTGGGTATCCGAAGCTAGAGTTCTCTGACTTCTCTGGTTACTCAGACGAGATGCTGACGTATTGCATTCGTGATGTAGAGCTTACGGCGAAAGTATACAAGGCTCTTGTCCCTACGCTCAAGGGTTTCTCAGCACGTAGCATTAACCTAGAACATCAGGTTCGTGCAGTCATTGACAAGCAGGAGCAGAACGGGTTCACACTTGACGTTAAAAACGCAATGCTCTTGGTTGCTCGACTGTCTGACGAATCAACAAAGATTAACAACGAACTTCAAGAAGTCTTCAAGCCTATCACAGAGATTAGAATATCTGAGAAGACAGGTAAAAGACTTAAAGATAAAGTAACAGTATTCAATCCAGGCTCACGTAAGCAGATAGCGGAACGCTTGTCTGCCCTTGGCTGGAAGCCACATGCCTACACTGAGAAGGGACAGGCTATTGTCTCCGAAGAAGTGTTGTCCAAGGTGACTGACATACCACAGGCCAAGTTGATTGCTGACTACTTACTACTGGAGAAGCGTGTGTCGCAAATCAAATCATGGATTGAGGCGGCAGACGAGAACGACAGGGTGCATGGACGAGTGCTTACATTGCGTACCATTACAGGACGCATGGCTCACACATCACCTAACATGGCACAAGTACCTGCTGTCTACTCACCTTATGGTAAGGAGTGCAGAGCATTGTGGACAGTATCGAGTGACGACTACACACTGCTGGGTACTGACGCATCAGGTCTTGAGCTACGAATGCTGGCACACTATATGAATGACGAAGCCTACACGAAAGAAGTTGTGGAAGGTGACGTGCATACAGCTAACCAGCAGGCCGCAGGGCTACCCAACAGGGACAATGCGAAGACGTTTATCTATGCGTTCCTCTACGGTGCTGGTGCAGGCAAGATTGGACAGGTCGTTAATGGCACAGCCAAAGATGGTCAACGTCTGATTGATAACTTCCTCAACAACATGCCAGCCTTGAAAGCACTACGCAAAAAGGTTGACACGTTGGCTGACAGAGGTTATCTTATTGGTCTGGATGGTCGTATCCTTAAGGTTCGCAACAAACATGCGGCACTCAACACCCTACTACAGGGAGCAGGTGCAATCGTATGTAAGGAGTGGCTGAAGTTTATTATCATCGAGGCAACCAAGGCACAGCTAGACTTCAAGCTTGTTGCAAGCGTACATGACGAATACCAATTCGAGGTACGTAAGGGACAGGAAGAAGCCTTCGGTGCTGTAACCAAGAAGGCAATGACACTGACAGAGCAATCGCTCAAGGTTAATTGTCCTCTCGACTGTGAGTATAAGACTGGTAACAACTGGGCTGACACTCACTAAAGTGAAAAAAGTTATTGACATTCGATTATGGATGTGAGATAATTCAAAAATCGCAGCAACAATGGTGTTGTTTGTGATACGAAAACCAAAACGAAAACCAATTTAGGAGATTAAAACATATGACTATTGTATCAGGAAAAGTTTATTGGGCAGCAATTCAAGCACCTAACACAACCTACGAACCAGAGTGGGGTTTGGACATGCTGGTAGACGACAACAACCGTAAGGCTTTCGAGGCAGACGGTGTAGCAATCAAGAACAAGGGCGATGAGCGTGGCGACTTCGTACACATTCGTCAAAAAGTATCACGCCGTGACGGTACACAGAACGATGCACCAGTAGTCATGGACGGACAGAAGAAACCGTTCTCAGACCTAGTGGGAAATGGTAGTGTCTGCAACGTACAGTACACACCATTCGAGTGGGAGATGAACGGCAAGTCTGGTACTTCTCCAATCCTGAAGAAGGTTCAAGTAGTGAGCCTTGTTGAATATGCAGGTGGCAATGCCGAAGACTTTGACGTAATCGGAGAAGCCGCCGCACCAATCGCAGACGATAACATGAACGACTCAGTTCCTTTCTAGTCGTTAGTTAACTGCACGGGGGAAGCACCAAGATATAGGCTTCCGAAGATGGATACGAGGGTTGGGGACTCCATCACTTTTTATAGGAGATTATCATGGAAACAAACTTAGCACCCATACTGGTGACTGTCTATGCTTCAGTCGTAGCATTCATTGCGGGTTGGGCTATGCCACGAGGCAAATACCTAAAGGCAATACAGCTACGTCTTATCAAGGGTGTACATAACTTCTTCGCAGACGAGGAAGAATACATTGCACACAAAGCACAGAAGATTAAGAAGGCAGTTAAACGTAAGAGCTAGGACACGTAGCTCAACTGGATAGAGCAGCAGACTTCTAATCTGCAGGTTGCAGGTTCAAGTCCTGCCGTGTTCGCCAACCGAAAGGATACCACATGACCAAAACATTAGACACACTTATCCCTGACATTTACACTATGCTTGAGCAAGGTGCTGATGTTGAGCAGGCTCATGTTAAGGAAGCCCTTGATGAAGTCGGCGGCCTTGTGCGAGAGGCTGTCGAAACTATACTCCGTGAAGGCCAGCGTGAAGGTGCATCACACCTACGTCTGTCTTCAATCGGCAAACCAGACCGTCAGATTTGGTACGGAGTACAAGGCGAAGAGGGGGAGTCCATCAATGGGCAGACCAAGATTAAGTTCTTAATGGGTCATGTTCTTGAGGCTCTCCTGATTTGTCTTACCAGAGCCGCAGGACACAAGGTAGAAGAGGCACAGGATACCGTAGAGGTTGAGGGTGTGCTTGGACATCAGGACTGCGTGATTGATGACGTACTGGTTGACATCAAGTCAGCATCGTCATTCGCATTCAAGAAGTTTAAGGAAGGCAGGCTATCAGACGATGACCCGTTTGGATACATCGCACAGATTAGTGCCTATGCCACGAAGAATAACCGCAAGGAAGCCGCCTTCTTTGCAATCGACAAGAACAGTAGCGAGCTTTGCATCCTACCTATCCACGACATGGAAATGATTGATGCGCCCTCAAGAGTGCGTCACCTCAAGAACATGGTGGAAAGCGAGCAAGCTCCTGCACGTTGCTACGGCGACACGGCAGATGGAAAGTCAGGTAACCGCAAGTTGGTTGTGGGCTGTGTCTTCTGCCCTTACAAAAAGAAATGCTGGTCTGATGCTAATGGTGGACAAGGACTGAGAGCATTCAAATATTCTAACGGAGTACGTTACTTGACCACTGTGGCAAAGACCCCAGACGTTGAGGAAGTACATGTGTAATGGGATTCAAAAGAAAAAAATATAAACACGAATACAAATCAAACTCTGAATACGAAGCGGCTCAACAGCTACACAAGCACAAGATTGACTTCGTATACGAGAAACAAAAGCTACCCTACGAGTGGCGTGAAGATAAGAACTACATCCCTGACTTCTTCCTACCTAACGGCGTAGTGCTAGAGGTCAAGGGCAGGTTCATGCCAGAAGACAGGAAGAAACACCTGTTCATTAAGTCACAGTATCCAGACATGGACATCAGGTTTGTCTTTGACAACCCCACCCGCAAGCTATACAAGGGAGGCAAGATGACCTACGGAGACTGGTGTGACAAGCACGGCTATATGTATTGCAAATTAAATGAAGGCATTCCGCAATCGTGGCTTGACAAACAGGGTGGGAAATAGTAAGATAACAATTCACTTGGACGAGTTTCGCCCTGACGAATCGTCCCCAGAACGTACACTGTTCTTGTGTGTGTTGCTTCAGGCATTGCTTGACGCATCTAAGCCAGCCTATGATGGTGAGCCTACGACTGCACGAATAGAACGAGACAGGGCATCGGCTTGGTTCTTTGCTTCGGTAGGGACGACAGCTGAAGACTTTGAGGAGGTGTGTGTCAACGCAGGAGTAGATGCACATTACATGAGAGACTTTGCATACAAAGTATTACAGACAGGAGAAGTAGATTATGTCAGAAAACGGATTAACGCAATACTTGGACACTAGGTTTGGATACACCCAGACACCAAGTGATGACCCAGTTAACAGCCCCGCCCACTACAATACCAAGGGCGTTGAGGCAATCAAGGCTATCGAAGCCAGCATGTCAGACGAAGAGTTCCAGGGATATTGTAAGGGCAACGCCATGAAATATCTTTGGCGATACAAGTACAAGGGAAAGCCTGTGGAAGATTTGAAAAAAGCACAGTGGTATTTGGAAAAGCTTATTGCCTCTGTTCAGAACGTATAGTATAATGGGAGTCTTCGCAAAATGCAGGTAACATTAATCGACCACATGGGTAGTGACTTGACAGTAGTCAACGCTGCCCGTGTTTCATTCAATAAAGAATCACAACGAGTACAGAACGGTAGCCTACAGGACTTGTCCGATGCCGACCAAAAGCTAATCAAGTATCTTGCAGAGCATGGTCACTGGTCGCCGTTCTCCCACTGCTTCTTACAGTTTCGTATTGAAGCCCCCATCTTTGTCGCACGACAGCTTGTCAAACACCAAGTGGGGTTGGCTTGGAATGAAGTCAGCCGCCGCTACGTGGACTATACACCTAAGTTCTACACGCCTCAATCGTGGCGCACTAAGGCAGACAATGTAAAGCAGGGTAGCTCAGACGATACTATTGATTATCACATTGGCTCATATACACGCTCCGCAATCGCAGAGTATGAACGTATGCTTGATGTAGGCATTGCCCCAGAGATGGCACGTATGGTGCTTCCACAGAACATGTACACAGAATGGTACTGGTCTGGCTCTCTGTATGCCTTTGCTCGTGTCGTTAACCAACGCCTCGACAAGACAGCACAAGCGGAGACACGTTACATTGCCGACTTGATTAGTCAAGCCGCCGCAAGATTTGATTTTAAATACAGCTGGAAAGCATTAACAGGAGAGGAGCTTCAAACCAATGACACAGACAACCGCTATGACTAACCACCTACCAACAGACTACCAAACATTTATTGCTACGTCACGCTATGCCCGATGGCTAGAGGACGAAGGCAGGCGAGAAACATGGTCGGAAACAGTTGGTCGTTTTATTGATAACATCGTACGCCCTGCTGACTTGGACAGCAAGACAGTCAACGAGATTGAAGACGCAATCCTTAACCTAGAAATCATGCCATCTATGCGAGCCTTGATGACTGCTGGTCCTGCGGCTGACCGTGACAACACATGTATCTACAACTGTAGCTACCTGCCCGTTGACCACCCTCGTGCCTTTGACGAAGCAATGTTCATCCTGCTATGCGGAACTGGCGTAGGCTTCTCTGTAGAGCGTCAAGCAATCCAGAAGCTACCCGAAGTGCCAGAAGATATTAGGGATAGCGAAGACCTTATCGTTGTACAGGACAGCAAGGAAGGTTGGGCAAAGGCACTACGCAAACTAATCAGTGGCTTGTACACAGGTGACATACCGAAGTGGGACGTGTCTAAGATTCGTCCAGCTGGTGAACGCCTCAAGACATTTGGTGGCCGTGCCTCTGGACCTGACCCATTGAATGACCTGTTCAACTTTGTTGTAGCCAAGTTCAAGGGTGCAGCTGGCCGCAAGCTTAACAGCGTTGAGTGCCACGACATCATGTGTAAGATTGGCGAGGTAGTTGTAGTGGGCGGTGTACGCCGTAGTGCTATGATTAGTTTGTCTAATCTATCTGATGACCGTATGCGTCATGCTAAGTCTGGTCAGTGGTGGGAGAACGAAGGTCAACGTGCGTTGGCTAACAACTCAGTTGCCTACACAGAGAAGCCCGACATGGAAACATTCATGCGTGAGTGGCTGTCTCTGGTCGAGTCCAAGTCTGGTGAGCGTGGCTTGTTCAGCCGTGCCGCCGCAGACAAACATGTAGAAAGATTCGGACGCCGTGAGACTGGTAAAGAGTGGGGAACAAATCCCTGCAGTGAAATCATCCTGCGTCCTTACCAGTTCTGTAACCTGACAGAGGTTGTCGTGCGCCCTACAGATTCTGAAAAGAGCTTGACACGTAAGGTAAAGCTTGCTACAATCTTGGGTACGATTCAATCAACGTATACTAACATGCCATACCTACGACCTGTATGGCGTAAGAACACAGAAGAAGAAAGGCTGTTGGGTGTAAGCCTGACAGGTATTATGGACAATGAAATCACTAGTAAGCCGACTACGAAATTACTTAACAAGCTTCGTCACATTGCTGTACAAACGAACAACAATCTTGCACAGCAGCTTGGAATTAGTGCATCTGCGGCCATCACTTGCGTCAAGCCTTCGGGTACTGTATCACAGCTTGTGGATAGCGCCTCTGGCATTCATGCTCGCCATAGCGATTACTATATCCGTACTGTACGGGGCGATAACAAAGACCCGCTGACGCAGTTCCTCAAGGACTCAGGCATCCCAGCAGAAGCTTGTGTAATGAAGCCAGACAGCACAACAGTGTTTAGCTTTCCTACCAAGTCACCTGACAATGCGGTAACACGTAATGATATGTCTGCCCTTGAGCAGCTGGAGTTATGGAAGATGTATGCACTTGAATGGTGCGAGCATAAACCATCTGTTACCATCACGGTACGTGACGAAGAGTGGCTGGCCGTTGGAGCATGGGTGTTTGATAACTTTGACATCTGCTCTGGTGTATCATTTTTGCCACACAGCGACCACACCTATGCACAAGCACCTTATCAGGATTGTGACAAGGACACATACAAAAAAGCTCTGGCTCAGATGCCGAAGCATATTGATTGGGCAAAGCTCTCTGAGTATGAGCAAGAGGACAACACGGCTGGCTCACAAACACTGGCCTGCTCTGGTGACTCATGCGAAGTGGTGGACTTGGTATGATAGAGATATTCGGACAGCCGAACTGTACGTACTGTGAAAAGGCGGTGAAGTTTTGTGAGGAAAGGAAGCTCCCTTACAAATACTTCACCGTCAAGGAAGACATCACAATCGAGGAGTTCAAGGATATGTTCCCTAATCAGAGAACAGTTCCTCAGATAAACGAAGACAACCGATACATTGGTGGCTTCACAGAACTGGAGAGAAAATATGACAAGCCCATGTAAAGCAAAGGATGCCGAAGCAGAAAGCTGTGAGCTATCCAATCTACACGACATCTGTATACACTGTGGTCGTACATCCCGTGACTTAGAGCATTGGGAGAAGATGACGCACGAGGAAAAGAAATCAGCAAACCTTGCGGCAAAGAAAAGACTTAAGGGTATCTGGAACAATTAAAAACTTCTTGACATTTAATATATAATTTTATATAATATACATGGTGGTGGGCTGAACCTCCTTCTCTCTCAATCCCTCTCGGCTCACCACCATTACCTATTAGGAGATGTTATGAAGAAAAGACCAGTAGTTTATGTCGGATATGACGAGCGTGACCATCGAGCCTTTGAGGTTCTGGTACACTCTATCCGCAAGTACAACAAAGAATATGACATTATCCCCTTGATAGAGCCATCGCTGCGGCGTAATGGTTTGTACCGCCGTGCCTCTCAGGTCTTTCCTCACGAGCCAAATCAACGCTATGATGTCTTTGATGGAAGGCCATTCAGCACAGACTTTACTTTCACCCGCTTTCTTGTGCCTGCCTTAAATCAATACGATGGCATGGCATTGTTTATGGATGCCGACATGTTCGTACGTGCAGACATTGCGGGTATCTTCGATGTTTATGGTAAGAACACGCAGTATGCAGTTCAATGCGTACAACATAAATACGAACCAGCTAACAAGACAAAGATGGATGGCGTAGCACAGTCACGCTACAGAAGAAAGAACTGGTCTAGCTTCATGCTGTTCAACTGCGGCCACCCCTCCAACCTAAAGCTTACAGTAGACGATGTTAATCTAAAGGCTGGCGGGTGGGTGCATTCTTTCAGTTGGCTAGATGACTCAGAGATTGGGGCTATCCACCCCGAATGGAACTGGCTTGATGGACACAGCGACCCAGAAGTGGAAGCAAAGAACGTACACTTTACAACAGGTGGCCCATGGTTTGATAAG